GAACCGGACAGCGGTACGCCAGGTGTTGAAGATGATTGATAAACGGGAGAAAGCACGTTCTGCCAGGAACAAAAACATACCCATTCCATCACCCAAACTCTTGTTCACCACCGACCCTAGCAATGCTGACGAGGCCATGAAGATCCTCAACATCGCTGCGCTTGATCAGAAATGGGCAGATGAACCATGGGAGGAGCGTGATCGATTGTTGCTGGAACCATGGGCAGTCCAATTGGCAATAAGCCGTCGTCGTGGCGGAACTATGCTCACTAGCCGGGATGTTAGCGAAATCAAACGCTGCACCCGGGATGCTGAAACTCTAAAATGGCCGCGAGACAGAAACGAATGAGACAATCCAGCAAAAATGACAACAAGGAGCAGGTGGGATATAGAAAACCGCCTGCCTCAACTCGTTTCCGCAAAGGTAAAAGCGGCAATCCCAAAGGTCGACCTAAAGGCGGTCGGTTCGAACTTCCTTATGACGCCGTCCTGGGGCAATTGGTTACAATACGCCAGGGCGGGCAGGAACGGCAGGTAACAGCTGAGGAGGCCTTCTTGCTTCAATTGTCAAAAAAGGGTCTCGAAGGGGACGTCATAGCTGCTCGTCAATCCATGGAGATTATTGAAAAGGAACGGGACGCCAAGAGGCTGGTCGATGAAAAGATAATACCAGATA